ATCCAAGTCTAGCACAAAATGAAAACTTTAGATTATTAGTATCAAAGTGTACCGGTGTAACTCCAGTTAAATTAGATAACAGACCTGCAGATGGCAAAAGTAAATGGGATGAATTAAAAGATAGCTACAAAAAAGAAAACCCAGACGTTACTTTAATGAATGATAAGATCATAGGACCCACTAAAAGAAAATTAAAAATACCACCAAAAAATTATATACTTCCACTACCAAAACCTAAAGATGAGTAGAAAAACTAATACAGCATTGATTGCGTTATTAGGTACAATCCTAATGGGACTCGCTACGTGGACATTGGTCACACTCATAGAACTTCAGTTAATCGTAACCATGATCCAATCGGATTTAATGAGCATTGACAAGCAATTTGGTAGAGTTTATAATTTCATCGATTCCGTTAGAGGCAAATAATGAACCTTTCCAGAAATTTTACTCTTCAAGAGTTAATCAAATCAGACACTGCTGTTCGTAAGGGCATAGATAATAATCCTAACTCAGATCAAATAGCAAAATTAAAATTAATTTGTGATAATATTTTACAGCCTGTTAGAGATCATTTTGGTCCTGTGGTGGTGACGAGCTGCTATCGTTCTCCAGAGTTGTCTCAAGCTATTGGTAGTTCTGTTAACAGTCAGCACTGCGATGCGGAAGCCGTTGACTTTGAATGTCCAGGAGTCGACAACGCAGAACTATGTGATTGGGTATATAAAAATTTAGATTTTGATCAAATGATTCTCGAGTTCTACAAAAAAGGTGAGCCCTCAAGTGGATGGTGCCATTGTAGTTATGTTGAAGATAAACCTAGAAAACAATTTTTACATGCATTTAAAGAGGACGGCAAAACCAAGTATAAACCTATTCTTGGCAAAGCTGTTGATTTAGTGTAAAAAAATTTATGGCTGGTAAAAAGAAAAGAAAATTAATGGAAACAATAATGTTTAGTAACAGAATAGATACTGTTATGGGAACATGTTCCGGGTGTGAGGAGGACGCTATATTAGTTGCTATTGTATCTGATTATTATAGATGCACATCCTGTGGTCATGACAACAGACAACACATCAATGGCAAAATTACTTATTTAAAATTAACTGATGAAGATAAAAAATATATAAAGAAGCAAGCAGAATTGAACAATGGCCAAAGTTAAATTATATTAAGTAATGTTATTAAAAAAAGATCAAGTTAATTTAATAAAAGAAAATAAAATTTGTTTTATTAAAAATTTTGTATCTTTAGAAAAAATATATGATTACAATTTTATTGGTAAGTTGTTGGAAGAAAATAGTTTAAAGATTATTCCAAAAACATTTAATGGTAATTTGAAAGATATATTTCAAATATTCAAAGTAAGTAATTCAATAAAAGAATTTAAAACATTCTTTGATTTTTTGAGTAAAATTTTTAAATATGAAAGAGATCAAAAAGATGAAGTAGATTTATTTTTTAGTTTTGTATCTCAAGTTGGTGAAGCTCATATAGACCCGGAAGATGTATTTATAATTGGGTTGAAAGGAACAACAATTTATCGGTTTTTTGATATTGAAAATGTTGACTATTATGTTGAAAAAGGAGATATGATTTTTATTCCTAAAGGTTTGAAACATAAAGCAATTGGTTTAAATCCTAGAGTTATTGCATCTATTGGGTTTTTCGGTGAAAAAAAATTGTGAAATTTTAAAAATGATAGAGATAGAAAATTTTTTAAGTAAGGAAACATGTAATCATTGTATTAATTTTTTTAATATAAATGAATCAAAAGGACTTAATTATAATAAAAGAAAAACATTACCTATATTATCACTGTTAAATGTAGATTTAAAAATAAATGAATTAGTTAATAAATATAAAAAATTATATCCAGGTTACACAATATTAAATTTTGAGATAATAAAATGGCCAGTTGGCGAAAAGCATGATTGGCACAATGATACTATTTATTATGATAAAACAACTATTACTTATTTAAATGAAGATTACGAAGGCGGCAAAACCACTGTGGCTACATACACTGTTGAGCCAAAAATTGGTAAAATAATATTATTTGATGCAGAAGTAATGCATAAAGTATCACCATTGATAGAAGGTGAAAGATATGTTATGATAGTATGGTATAAAAAAAATGGCCAAAGTTAAATTTACACATTTTACCCCAAGAGACAAACCTAAAAAAAGAGGACCTCGAAAACATAAAAAATCTCTTTCAAAAAGTGAGAAACGTCAAAAGAGATTGAAGCGCTACAAAGGCCAAGGGTAGTGATTAAGACAGTTTTATTTATGGTGTTATGTAGCGGAATTGCAGGCAATCAATGCAAAGCTATTCCCACCCCTATAGTATTATTCGATGATTATAGTAGCTGTATGGTCTATGGTTATGACTATTCCTACAAATTAATGACTACATTTGATCCAGAATGGACCAATAGTATAGAAGCCTATACTAAGTTTTCTTGTAAAGCAGAAGAAATTATTTAAAATAATTATTGACACAAAGAAGAATATTTTGTAGGATATCCTCATATTAAAAAATGAAAGGATATAACAGATGACTGATTTTAGCAAATACAAGAACATCTCTATTAAAAAAGAGACGTATGCGAAGATTGACAAAATTAGAAAAGTGTTAGTACCTGATGATCCCGAAGTATCGAGAGCACAGGTGGTAACTATTCTAGTAAACAAAGAAGCCAAACGTTTAAATGGCAAACTTAAATAAACCAATACAGGAGAAAGTATGAAATATACGGTAGTAAAAAGAATACCATTTGCACATAGTAATGATGGTGTTCATGTAATGAAAGAAGCAGCAAGTTATGAAGAAGCAATGAAGTACAAGGTAGCAGGAGAAATGTTAGAGTCTGAAGATTCTTCTAGTGTTATAGAGATCTTAATCAATACAGATGATGCTTTTGATTTCACTAGCAAACCTTTACTGTTAACTGATGAAGCGAAAAAAGCATCTTAATGACGGAACTTAGAGACGAGCATTTGGAGGTTATAAGTCGAAACAAGGCCATAGCTTATGAAAAAGAAAATAGTAATAAGCTATTACAAGTCCGTGAAATTTATAACCGAACCAAAGGTCTTCAAGATATCTCGGAGCATGAACTCAAAAAATTTAATGAGTTGATGAAATACACTTTATGATGAGTGAAGAAGACATAAAAAAATATCATGAACTAGTTGAAGAGTTAGAACTAGCTAAAAAAAATAAGGCTCCGGTCTATGACCGGGGCCCTAATGATCTCACTAAACAAATAGAAGTTCTAGAGTTTAGGAACGAGAAACTACACGACTACAATCAAAAACTAATTGAAGAAGTAAGATCTCTTCGATCTAAACTATACATAAAGGAAAACTAATGGAACTATTAACAAAAGAAATATCAGAACTAGAGATGAATATAAGAACACACAGTACCTTAAGAACCCATATGCCCGAACTTAAAACAATAAAAGATTTAGCTTTAAGTACAGAAGGAGAATTACTTAGAATGCCAGGCTTTGGTCGTAAATCTTTAAATGATGTTAAATATGCTTTGAAAGAAAATGGACTGGCTTTAGGTATGAATCCAGAAGATCTGCCCAAGGACATGGATGATGTTTCTAAAGAATTTACTTATAACATAATCAAACACGCTCTTGAAGCTAGTCAACAATCTCTTGATGTCATCACCGAAAAAAAAGAATGGCATAAGCCGGACATTGATAAATACTTCGAGGCACATGAAAAAATAATGCAAGCGTACAGAGACTCTCTACATAGGTTGTTTTAATGCTTAAAGGAGATAGTAAAGAATATAATCTACTTGCTAAGTGGGCGGATCAATTAAGTCCTAGAGACTTTTATTTAAGTGTAGAGATTGGGGTCCGTGAAGGCTATGGCTCTCATGTTATTATGGAGAATCTTAAGAATAAAAATAATTTTCATATAGGTATAGATCCTTATGGAGACATTACTTATGATCATGTAGATTCTATACCAGGATTCGCTCCTGCATGGAAAGACTTTGAGGGCAATATTTTATATAATAAAGATGGGAGTTATAAGACTCCAACGTATCCTAACTCTATGAAACAAACTTTTTTGACTGCTTTTAACAAGCACGAAAATTTTATTTTATATCAGCTGGAAGACATTGAATACTTTAATTCATTTGGCCAAGGGGTGCCTATCTATTACAAAGGTCGAAAAAAAATTATGAATAATTATGACTTCGTACACTTTGATGGTCCTCACACCACCGCTGCAGTTCTGCATGAAGCTCTATTTTTTGCTAATCGCTCTAATCCTGGAACTAGATTTGTATTTGATGATATAGACACTTACGACATAGAACAAATTACTAAAGCATTGACGCATTATGATTTTTATTTAATAGAACGAGGTAAAAATAAAATGTGTTTAGAAAGGTCTAATGGCTTACAAAAATCCTAATCATCCTGAAGTATTACAGAAAAGAGTAGAAAGTGATTTTGCATACATGAACACGGAACGCGGATTTGTAGTGTCATGTATTGCAAGAAGGTTTAAACCTAGTGTAAAAAAATATGGCGGCCACATAGCGGATGAGTCTATGGACAAGAAAGAGTTTTGGAGATTGTATATGAATCATATTATTATGATGAAAGAAAAATTTTCAGACTCGGACGGAAGGCTTTGTAGATATTGTGAGCAACCCTTTACATTTGAAACTAAAATGGGGACTAGAGGTAAAGGACTAAACCCTAATCGAGGAACACAAAATTATAATAACTTTAGTATTGATCGATTAGATCCAAGACTAACTTATCAAAGCAACAATATTGTCTTTTGTTGTTTTGGTTGTAATGATAGAAAAAAAAATAGTACCCCGGATGATTGGAAAAATTTTATACGAGTTGGAGAGGAATTAAAACATGACAGATAAGAAAGCAAAAAAATGGAGTAAGAATAATAAATGGTTTGGTAAAAATCGAGCATTAACACTTGTAGCAATTTATTTTCATGAACAATTAGTAGAGATGAATGTAAATCCTAAAACAGATAAGTATTATAATATTATAAATTTATTTATGGAACCTTTTCTTAATAAAAAAGTTACTTTAAAATCTAAACCTAGACAAAGAAAGATAGTTAGATTAACTAAGGCTCAAATAGAAATAGCAAAAAAGTTAGGTGTACCTCTTTTAGAGTATACTACTAAAAATTTAAACAGTGTGGAGTGGCTATGATTAAAATATTTATTGTACTACTCTTATTGACAGGGTGTGTAAAAGACTATGATATAAACCCATGGACGACAGTTTTAAAACATGCATTGAAAGGAATAAATGATAAAGATAAATAAAAGATTCTATTACCCGACTTCGACTCGAAAAATTATTGATGGTAAAAGACATTACCTGGTAGGTGACGAAAAGTTACCAAGTGTTACAAGTATATTAAAAGCCTGTGAGAGCACGGAAAAGTCTGAATCATTGCAGCGATGGCGTGACCGAGTTGGTGAAGTTGAGGCTAAAAAAATTACGGAAGAAGCTGCGTCCCGTGGAACTCTTATGCACTCGATCCTTGAAGGGTATATGTTAGATAAACCTATCGTGAACCTAACACCCGAAGGTAGACATGCCACGAAGATGGCACAAATAATCGCGGACCAGGGATTGAAAGGTAGGTTAGATGAACTGTGGGCTACAGAGTGTGTTTTATTTTATCCGGAGATGTACGCAGGTGCAACCGATGGTGTTGGAATGTATGAAGGTAAAGAAGCTATTATAGATTTTAAGCAAACAAATAAACCTAAACGAAAAGAATGGATCGAGGACTACTATCTCCAACTAGCGGGATATGCTATTGCCCATAACCAAATATACGGAACTAACATACAGTTTGGAATTATTCTAATGTGTAGTAAAGACTTATTGTTCCAAGAATTTCCCGTAGAAGGCGAAGAATTCAAACATTACGCGAACGAATGGTGGAAAAAAGTAGCACAATACTACAAACAAAAAAAAGAATTTGAAGAATTAGTTGACAGAGTTGGGATGTGATGTTATATAGGATATTATATGAAAGGAATAAATATGAAAGTAAACTGGGAAAAGAAAATTGAGAAACATTTACTCAATCAAAAAATAGTTAAAATAAAATACATGTCAGAAAAAGAAAGTGGTAGACAAGGTTGGTCTTCTGTACCAATTGAGATAACACTTTCTAACGGTGTGTTATTAGTACCAATGCAAGATGATGAAGGCAATAATGGGGGTTCTATCGCAACAAATATTGCAGAACTACCAACAATACCTACAACATAGAAAGGAATAAATATGAAAAAATATAGTTACACGGCAAAAAGAAGAGTTACTCAAACTTATATAATTACAGTAGAAGCTGAAAATGAGGTAGAGGCTACAAGTAAAGTGCATGCTTTAAGACATAACTACAACAATGAATGGTCAGAAATGGGTACCGTAAAAACTTTTAATAAATTGATTAATATTGAAAGATGTGCAGTTGAAAATCCTGCAGATAATTATTGCGAGGATTGTGAAGGCAAAGGTTATTATACTGATGTTGTAAGTAGTGGGTTAAGTGATCCAAAAGATCCTTATCATAAGCCGCATATTGAGAGATGTGATACTTGTATGGCATTTAAAGACGATGTAAAAGCAAAGGAGTACCATGAAAAACATACTTGATTTATTGGATACCTTTA